AAAAGCTAACTAAAAATCAGAACGCTTACAGGAACGGGAAAATCGTTCCCGGTGTACCTCCCCTTAAAAGTATATGCAGTAAACCTATTTTATGGGAATTTAAATTTAAATTGGTCGATTTCCTTAAAAAAATAAGGTTCCCATACAACAATTACCGATGTATCGGCTCTAAATACGGTGGTTTTGTAAGAATAATTACACGTGTCGGATATAGACGTGAGGAAACTATTGTGTATTTACGGGAATCGTGGAAATCCGCTAAATCGTATCTGAAAAAAAGAAGCCAGGAATTGACCGTAATGGACACCGATGTTGAAGACTATTTAACCGGGAAATAGTAATGTGTGATAAAGGTATCTGTTTAAATGAAAAATGCCATAACTACAGAAACGAAACTGAACTCGTTGAAATGGAGGTCGGAGAACATCTTGATTTTGCTTGGGGACGCGATAAATGGATTAAAGACTATGTAACTGTAACTTTATGCTGTAGTAGTGAGGACTGGGGTGTACTGAAAATTACAGACCCTATCGATAACATGTTTGAACTGGAATAAGGAGGTTTTATTAATGGCAGGTTTTACTGAAGACAATTATAAATGTCAATTCTGCAAAGGATTGATCGATGAAGATTATGCGGATTCAAGAATAAACAGGAGGATTATTTGCCCCCATTGCAAAGAGCGATTATATGTTTATGTGACAGCAAATCAATTCCTATCTTTTAAGCAGATTCCTCGGTTTAAAAAGATGCGGGAAAAGAAACGCGAGAATGAATCTGTATTTAGATATTTAGATAAAGCCTTAGCTAAACATCTTAGAAAAGAACATAATACAGTAAACAATACTTTAAAGAAAGCCTTCTTTACTAGGCACCAGTTACACTGGGTTGATAAGATTAGACGAATGATTGTTTTCGAAGCAGTATGCTTTAATCTAAAGCCGGGGGCAATCATCGAATACTTTAATAAACACGGGGGCAAAATAGATTACCGAACAATCAAAAAATATAAACAAGAACAATGAAAAGATTATTAACCGACAAAGAGATGCGGGATATGATTTGCTATTATGCAAAGTGCCAGTCTCTTAGGGATTTTGTTGACGAAAAAGTAGTGGCAACCAACTTTCATTTCCAAAAGATTAAGCAGTACTCAAACCTTTTAGTGAAAGAATTAGAATCCCAGGTGGATGTATTGATGACTGCAGATGGAGGAGATGAGAAGATGGCTGTATTAGATCAATTTATTAACGCGTCAATCCAGGCAGATTATTTGTTTGATGTAGCATTAAAATTAGAAGGGATCGATAACGATAAGAAAATGGAATGTGCAACTAAAATATCTGATATACTAAAAGAATATGGAGTCGAATAAAAATATTATAGAAACATGGCCTAACTTATCGTTAGATCCTCAACAACCAAACTTTATTTCACGTGTAATTGGTGATCAGAAATTTAATTATACATCAACTGATGGTGGATATCTACAAGTAACTGGTAACTTCCCAGTAGCAAGTGAATACGTTCGTGTTGCTAGTGTTCCAACTCTACATGCTGATTCAATCGATAACGAAGGTGTATTTAAAGCTGCTCAATATTCAGGATCTTTACCATCAATTGGTTCAGGTTCATGGGGTGGAACATTTGCAGGTGGTGTAGCTGATACAAACCGCGAAGGTTTATATTTTGAAAATATTACGGCAAATAACTCTCAAGGATTCTCTCCAGCAGACGACTATACAGCAGCATTATCATTGCTTGCAAATAAAGAAGAATTCGATTTTAATTTATTACTTGCACCTGGTACATTCATGAATTCATCAGTTATTTCTACTTGCGAAAATAGAGGTGATGCATTCGCAATCGTAGATCCAGTTGCGTATGGTTCAACTAAAACAGCAGCAATTCAAGCAGCAGCAGGTTCAACTTCAAATTACGCAGCTACTTATTGGCCATGGGTTCAAACTCAAAGCTCAATATTAGGAAAATTAGTATGGGTACCAGCTTCAGTTGTGATGGCAGGTGTTTATGCATTTAATGATGCGTCAGGTTATGAATGGTTTGCTCCAGCAGGTTTAAATCGTGGAGGTATCGGATCTGTAATAAGAGCAGAACGTAAATTATCAGCAACTGATCGTGACGATTTATATTCAGCTAACGTAAATCCATTAGCAACATTCCCTGGTGAGAATATTGTAGCGTTTGGGCAGAAAACATTACAAAAACGTGCTACAGCTTTAGATCGTATAAACGTTCGTCGTTTATTGATTAACTTAAAACGTTTTGTAACACGCGAATCCCGTCAATTAGTATTCGAACAAAATACTACAGTAACTCGTAACCGTTTCTTATCAATTGTAAATCCATATATGGAAACAGTTGTTTCAAGACAAGGATTATACGCTTATAAAGTAGTAATGGACGAAACAAATAACACAGCAGACGTAATTGACAGAAATCAATTAATCGGTCAGATTTATGTTCAACCTACTAAAACTGCTGAATTTATTATCTTGGATTTCACACTTCAACCAACAGGAGCAGAGTTCCCAGCATAATAAAAACTTAAACGATATATATTTATAATAAACAAGAATATAAACAATGGCAGTATTAGATCCTTCAGAAATTATGTTTACGGCTTTTGAACCTAAGGTTCAAAACCGTTTCATAATGTATATAGATGGTGTTCCATCATATTTAGTAAAATCAGTAGCGTCTCCAGCATTTGATGCAGGTGAAATCATATTAGACCATATCAATACTTACCGTAAAGTTAAAGGTAAGGTAAGATGGCAAGATATGGCAATGACATTATATGATCCAGTAACACCATCAGGTGCTCAATCAGTAATGGAATGGGCTCGTTTAGCACACGAATCAGTAACAGGACGTGACGGATACTCAGATTTTTACAAGAAAGACTTAGTTCTAAACGTATTAGGACCAGTTGGAGATGTTGTTTCTGAATGGATTATCAAAGGTGCATACGCTAAAACTGCTAACTTTGGTGCATACGATTGGTCAAATGAAGCAGCTGTTTCAATCGACTTAACAATTGCTATGGATTATTGCGTATTGAATTACTAATAATAGTTTAAGTACATTTAAAAACCTCTCGGCATATTGTCGAGGGGTTTTTTGTTTTATATATTTATATACGCACAATAAAATTGTTATATGGAATCAAAATTCAAATTACCGTCGGAAACGGTTACATTACCATCAAAAGGATTGCTATATCCAAAAGATAATCCATTATCTAAAGGCGAAGTCGAAATGTCGTATATGTCTGCAAAGCATGAGGATATTTTAACTAACATGAACTTTATTAAAAATGGAACAGTAATCGATAAATTACTTCAAGAACTAATCGTAACACCAATCAATTATAATGATTTATTAGTTGGTGATAAGAACGCATTATTGTTTGCTGCTCGTATTTTAGGATACGGTAAAGAATATGATATACAATTCTACAATACAGCTTTAAAACAATTAGATAACTATACAGTCGATTTAACCGAATTAAAGGAAAAAGAAATCGATGAATCGTTATTCACTCCCGGACAAAACGAAGTAGCATTTACGTTACCTCATTCAAAAAATGAAATAACGTTTAAGATTCTAACACACGGAGATGAGAGAGCAATTGAATCAGAACTAAAAGGATTAAAGAAAATTCATCCAGACAAGTCATTTGATGTAACAACACGTCTAAAATATTTAATAACATCAGTTGAGGGTAAGCGCGATAGAAAAGACATACGCGAGTTTGTTGATAACTATTTAACCGCGCAAGATTCACGTGCATTACGCGATTATTATGCACGTGTTATGCCCGATATTGATACAACTATTACAATCGATAAAGATGGATACGTGCAGGAGGGCGTAGATATCCCTATCGGGATTAACTTTTTTTGGCCTAACGCCGGAGCATAGAGTAGGTATATTCACTCAAATCCATGAAATAGTTTATCATGGAAACGGTGGATATGATTGGGAAACTGTTTATAATATGCCGTTATGGCTTCGTAAGTTTACATTTAAGAAAATACAAGAGTATTTCGATAAACAAAACGAGGAAATCGAAAAACGAAACAATAAACAAACCAATACAACTAAAGCCGAAATTGCACGTCCAGCAATACAACCTGACTATTCATATAAGGCATCACAAAAGTGATGCCTTTAATATTTATATTATATAATAAACTATAGTATGGCTAACACTCCAGAAGATTTAAATAAAGAAGTTAAAGATACCGCAACCATACTTAAAGATGCGTTTGTCAGTATTGGTGCACAAATTGAAGATATATTCAAACGTGCTTCTTCAGCTAATGAAACATTCCAAAAATCATTAAAAAAGGACTTAGTATCAACTTTAAATTCATTAGGTAAAAATTCACAACAATTAGTTGATAATCAATATAAATTAAATAAAGGACAGTTAGCATCTAAACAAATAGAACAACAAATATATGATTTACGTTCTAAAAAAGAAGGTGCGTTATTAGCATTACAAACATCATCTGTATTAAATGATAGACAAAAATTAAAATATGCGGCTGATTTAGAAGATTATTATGAACTTCAAACAGAAGCTTTAGAAAAACAATCAATACAAGCAGATAATATCCAGAAAAAACTAGGTGGGTCTGCTAATTTATTAAAAGGTATAAGCAAAATCCCAATATTAGGTGGATTATTAAATACTGAAAAATCCTTAGAAGCAATGCAACAAAAAGCAGCTGAAGAGGGAAGCAGTAGGTTTGACACTATGTTGGAAGGAATGAAAAACATAGTTGATGCTGAAAAATTAGCAGTTGCCGCTTTAATTGCTTTAGGTAAAGCCGGATTAAAAGCAGATGAACAAACAACTAATTTAGCTAAATCACTAACTCAATCCAAATTCGAAGCCGCACAAACTAGAGATAATCTAGCAGGCATGGCTCGTGAAAGTAGTGATAACTTTGTTACTACAGAAAAACTAGTTGAATCAACAGTAAAATTAGGCAAACAATTAGGACTAGCACAAACATTTTCGGCTGATCTAACTAAAGAATTTACTACATTAACCGGTAAAATTGGACTATCAGAAGAAGCTGCTGGTGGATTAGCTAAATTAACTGTAGCAACAGGTAAAAATGCTAGAACAATCACTAATGAAGCATTAGGTACTGCTCAAGCACTACAATCTCAAGCTGGTCTTCAATTAGATAATAGACAAATACTTGAAGAAACAGGTAAAGTATCAGGCCAATTACTTGCTAACTTTAAAGGTAATCCAGTTGAAATTGCTAAAGCAGTAACTCAAACTAAACTATTAGGTACAACATTAGAACAAACTAAAAAACAATCAGATGCATTATTAGATTTTAGAACATCGATTGAAGATCAATTAGGTGCTCAATTAATTACAGGCGAACAATTAAATTTAGAAAACGCACGTGCATTAGCCTTAGCAGGTGATCAAGCTGGTGTAGCTAAAGAATTATCAAATCAAGGTATGAACTTTAGTAAGTTCAGCCGATTGAATGTATTAGCTCAAAATGATTATGCCAAAGCATTAGGATTAACAGCAGATGAACTATCAGACCAATTATTGAAACAGCAATATTATGGTAAATCTGTTAAAGAAGTAGCAGCTCTAGAAGGCGAACAAGTAGCACAACGATTAGAACAACAAACAGCACAAGAAAAATTCAATAATGCTGTTGAAAAATTAAAAGATATATTCGTATCATTAATGGATGGACCAATTGGTCAATTTTTAAATCTATTGACAGATATGTTAAGCGTAATTGGTAAAATAGGATCAGCATTAGCTAAAGCTATACCAGCTCCAGTACTAAAAATATTAGCCGGAATTGGTACAGGTGCTGCTATTGGTGCCGGGTTTGGTGGAGTTGGAGCACTTCCTGGAGCTGTAATTGGAGGTGTATTAGCTACAGCTGGAGTTGCAACAAATGATATGATATCTGGTTATGGAGATCGTACATTAATTACACCACAAGGTTCATATGCATTAAGCAATGAAGATCATGTAATCGCAGGCACTAATTTACTCAGAGGTAATGATGTATATTCAGGTCCTAAAGGTGCTATTAATTTAGGTGGTGCAGAAATCGATTATGATAAACTAGCAGCATCAATGAGTAAGGTACAAATGGTTACATATGCGCGTCCTTCTGAATTTGCTACTCCAATTGGTGGAAAAATAATCAGAGATCAAAGAATAAGTATGTAATTTTAATATTTATAACAAAACACAACTATGGGATTATTAGATAATATAGCAAACATGAGATTAGGATTAGGTGGAGTTAAACCAACTAATTTCTCAGGTGAATCATCAACATCAACTTTACACTTTAAATCATCTACAATCGGAGATCCCGTTATTATACGTAATCCTTCTATTTTAGATGAAACTGATTCTTTGAATAACAATAAATTCAAAAGTGCTAAAGGACAAAAATATAACGATAAACTTCCAAAATAAATAATATATGGGAATCTTTGATAAATTTAAAAAAGAAGGAACCAAACTTGTACCAAACTACAAACCTACTTCTGCTGGTGTATTAAACATAAAAGGATCTGCTATAGAATATAAAACAGGTGAGATACAAGGATTTAGTGATGGTAAAGGAGAATTAACTGGTGGTGCTAGCATTAATTCAGCAATTGCGCAACCTGGTTCTATTTTACATAGAGAAGCATCTACTAACGAAACTCCTAAAAAAGTAAAAGATGTATTAAATTCATCATCATATACTCAAAAATTCCATCATACTGCATTAAATAATGTAACACCAGATGCTTCTAAAATTGATGAAGGCTCAACAGCTAAATTTGTTGCACCATCTAGCCCATCAGTAAAAGGAAGAAATATAAATACGGATAAATCAAAAATTCCATCATATTCATCATCTAAAACGTATAGATCATTATTTGATAAGGATCCATTTACATCCACTAAATTTTAATTATGTTATTTAACAAATTAAAAGATACCCAACTTAAATCATTAAAGTATGGAGATGATAGGCCTGGAGGCGGAGTAAGTCTTGAGCCAATCATTATAAAACCCATCCTAGATGCTAATACTGTAGGTATAATACCTACATTTACTTCTGCAGCTGAAGAAAATAAAAAACGTATATCAGCTTTATTAAATAATACTCCACGTGGATTAAAATTTGTATCATCCCAAAGAGGACTTCAGTTATCAAATACACGATTAGAATTATCAACAGGTCGTATTTTAACTCCATTTGGTGAAGGTGGTGGATTTGGTACAGAATTTGCTAGAATACTTAATAGAACTGTTAATGCTGTAAATACAGTACAAGGTTTATATAATAGAACCGCAAATCGATTTTTTAAAACAACTGAATTACTTCCATACAACCCAGATAATACTATTACTCAAGCAGGTGCTCTTCAAGGCGAACATTTAGATCGTTTCGGATTAACACCTTATATTAATGATAACTTAAAATACATTAATATAGCTAGAGCAAACAATTCAGGAATTGAGGCATCAAATAACCGATTAGCTGGATTACGAACAAGATTTAGTTTAGGTTATGATTCACAAGGTGGAAATGGTATTGCTGCTTTTAAAGCTAAATTAAAGACTTTATTAGGAGGTACTACGTCATTATTAAATACTGCTACTTCAGTAGCTAATCTATTTGGTGGTAACCCAATATTGAATCAAATTAATAACAAAATCAATCAAATTAACAGAATTGCAGTACCTTATCTAGAACCATTAATTGATCAATACGTTGGTGGTCCGGGTTCAGTAAATGGGATAGGAGTAACAAATATTAGACGATTTGATTCAACAAATACTGATGCTGTTATAAATGGTAAAGCCATATCTACAGAAAGATTTAATAGTATTAAAGGCCGAAGTGGAGGGTTATTAAATCAATCTAAAGAAAACTATATAGGTACTACAGCTGCATATGCTGATATTTCTGGTCTTTCTTTACCGGTGCAATTTCCATCATCATTAGTTGGTAACGCGTTTGATGAATTAAAAAAACAACAAAGTAAAAAACATCCAATATACGGAGGTGCCGATGTTAGTAAATCAGGAACCAAAGCACAATACAGATACAGAAATGCAGCTGTAAAATATAAAAATGTAGAAGATCTTGGGTTCGAAAGAAAACCATCAACACCATTTAATTATTTTAAAAATAATGGTAGATTAGCAGATAGCCCTCAATTCGATAGAAATGATGCTGAAAATATGTCTATCTTATTTCAATTAATCAATCCATTTACTGCTCAAAATCTACATCGTATAATATTCCCGGCATATATTAGTAACTTTAGAGTTAGTTCAGATGCTACTTGGAATGATATTTCATATATCGGTCGTTCAGAAAATTTATATGTGTATACTAAATTTAAACGCCAAGTAGCGTTTGGATTCCAAATACCATGTTTTAATATAATTGAATTACGTGAACGCCATCGTGCATTAGGTGCTTTAGAATCATCTCTAGCAGGTAAATATAATGGAAATAAATTAGGTGGTATTCTAACTAGATTATATTTTGGAAATTACTTTAAAGGCGAAACAGGTATTATAAATAATATATCATATGATATACCAAATGAATCAAGTTGGGACATTGAAGAAAAATTAGCACATAATATAAATGTCTCAGTTAACTTTACTGTTATTGGTAATGCTTTACCAACATACACACGTAATGGTGGGTTCTTTAATGCAATAGAAAATGGTGCTAACTTCTTTATATCATCTGAACAAGCTTTAATTGGAACCGGAGCAACTACTGATACATTTAATCAAAATATTGAAAATTATTTTAGTACCGTAGAAAGAGTAGATTTATTAGTAGAAGATCAAGGAGCTAATATTCCTAAAAATGCAAATGATAATGTATCACCTTCAGATATTCCGGAAGATTTATCAACACCAAATAGCAATACTACAGGTATTGTAAATCAAACACAATTTGGATTACAAAATCAACAAGATGCATCTGATATTATTGAAACTCAAATAGCAGGTGATAATATCCGTAATTCATTTCTCAATTATAATATATGAGGTACGATAAGAATATAATACATAAAACACTAAGTAATAAACCATATTACAAGGGAAAAATATATCCTGATGTTCCTTATTTAATAACTGATGAATATATCATTACTACAGCTGGGGATCGATTAGATACAATTGCTTATAGCTATTATGGTGATGCTGAATTATGGTGGATTATATCAGTAGCAAATAACAATATAACTAAAGGATCTATGTTTCCTCCTCCAGGCACTCAATTACGTGTTCCGATTAACAAAAATGCAGTTATGCAATTATTTGATGAATTAAACAATTTATAATAAGTTATGTCTATATTTAAAGAGTCGTTCAATCCTAATGTCCAACGTTCATTAGAAGACCGTCAAAATTTGATGGGTAAATCGAATCGTACTCCTCAAGAATTAGTATTTTTAAATTCAAACACTAACTGGGTATCTCTAAAATCATCAGTTGATGTTGGAGGTGATAAAGGAGCATTGGCTAAAGAAAATGTTTTGATTGGTGGTACTTTAAATAATAAAGTTTTACGCTATGGAGTTGATGATGCGGGAAATGGAGCTTATTCATCAAAAACATCATCTGGTGTTAGTCATGTTTTAGGTATAAGACCTATGCCCGGTATTACTTCTATTGAAGTACGCAACAAAGGTGCATATGGTTCAACTCGTATTGCAACAATTAACTTCCAATGTTGGGATGTTGAGCAACTAAATATACTTGAAGCATTATATATGCGTCCTGGCTATACAGTATTACTTGAATTTGGGCGTAATAATTATATAGATGCTAAAGGTAATTTAAGGCAAGTAGCACCAACTGATGATTTCTTTACAAAGGAAAATGTCGTATTAATCAATTACTTAAACGATTTATATAAACGTTCAACTGATTCAGGTGGTAATTATGATGCATTATTTGGGTATATCATAAATTATGGTTGGTCTGCTAGAAATGATGGTGGATATGACTGTAAAACTGAAATAGTAACTACTGGTGAAATATTAGAATCATTAAAAGTAAACTATACAGTTGGACTAGTAGATTTTGCAACAACTATTCAAGCAATAGGTAGTTCAACACCACCACCTACCCCTCCAGGAGGTATTTCTCCTCAAGTACCTCCCCCATTACCACCTGCTACTAACAATACTAGACCAAAATTTACAGGATTATTACACGATCCTGTTAATTTAGCTAATAATAATAATTATCAATATCCTTATTTAGTATCTTATGGTCGTGTAAATGAAGAATATTCTAAAAATATATTATCTGGACTAATATACGAAACATTTAGATTATGTAATATAGCAGCAATTGGAGGAATTAATATAAATGCATCAACAGATCCAAAAAATGCTGGTAAAATAGGAGCCGTAATTCCTCCAGGTGATGGTCAATTAAAATATACTACTTCATTAATTGCAAAACAAACAAATGTTATTGATTATGCTTTAATTGATTATAACTCAACAAATAATACAGACCCAGACTATACAATTATTAAAAGTATAGATAAAGGTGATATATTCATTACATTAGAAAGCTTTATTAAATTAATTAATAGGTATATAATGGTTGTAAATCCAGATTCTGCTGGAGCTAGTTCTTTAACTCGATTATCAGTATATGATAGAGGATATTTAGGTAAAGGAGATACCCCATTATATTGTTTATATCATCCATTAATGGTATCAGTTAACCCAGATGCTGTTTTAATTAAAAATGATAAATGGATAAGTTTATTATCTAATATTAAAGTAGATCAAAACTGGGTATTACCAACTGAAGAAGATAAAGGTAAAGTAAGTGGTTTTATTCCAAATCCAAATATGACTGCATTTGTTCTGAAAATTTTAAGAGAATTTGAAAATGCAGGCACATTAGATCTTACAGCTACAAATAGAATATTAAAAGAATTAGGAACTAGAAGCGAAGCCTCTAAAATGACATCGGAAGCATTTGCTAAAATGTTTAACGAACATTATGTTTATATACGTGGAGGACTCGAAACTGTAAAAAGAAATAATAATACATATACATTTTCTAAATTCCCATCAGATAAAGGATATATTGATGATCAACTAATGGGTTTAGATGCTAAAATTACTCGTACTTTTAAAACTGTTTTTAATCATTATTTTATTGACCCGGTAGATGGGGATTTTGATGTGATTCCTAGTCCTAAAGGAGATCGTGCTAAAGCGATATACAATTACAATTACAGTGAACCTGAAATAGTAAAATTAGACACATTTGTTAATAATGAAGTTAATTTATCTGAAACATTAGGTAAAACTAAAGAAGCAGTAAATTCATCTAATTCAGTTGCTAGTATGGCTGGTAAATGGTGGGAGGAAAATGTTAATACTAAGTTAAAAAAAGATTTCGTCCATGTATCTGGAAATCAAAAATTTGGTACTATAGGTAACATATACTTGAATACTAAATTCTTGTATAAAATGGCTAAAGATCCATCTCTGCAACAACAAGATACTTCAGGTAAACAAAGCTTATTAATATTAAACTACATTAAAGCAGTAATGCAAGAGGTTCAAACATCATTAGGCAACGTTAATAACTTTGAAATTATAATCGATGATAGAGACGGTATAGGACGTATTGTTGATTTAAATTATATTAATTCAGAAAAAGAAGATTTATTTAAATTTGAAATAGGTAGTAATAACTCAATCATTAAAGATATTAAAATAGAATCAGAGATATCAAACAATATGTCATCAATGATTGCTATTGCTGCTCAATCAAGTGCTGGAGCTTTTGGTTTAGATAATAGTACATTAATATCATATAATGCTGGTATTTCAGATAGAGTAATCCCTAAAAAAGATTCACCAATATATTCACTTTCAGGTGGACCAACATTAGAAGGTTTAAAAATTCAATCATTTACAGCTGCATTATCTGTAATTGCTAAATTCTTTTCTTCATTTGGAGGAAATGATATAGCAAATCCTACAGGTAACTTTGATGCTAAAAATGCAGAGTCAAATAAAAACGCTTTACGTGAAATTATATCGTTTTTTACCTCTGTTAAATCATCATCAAATAAAAATAAAGCATTTTTACCATCTAAAATATCATTAACTATAGATGGATTAGCCGGTATTGTAATTGGTAATTTATTTGATGTTGATAAAACATTTATTCCTAAATTCTATAAAGCTGGGTCTGGGGGATTCCGTGATTTAGGATATATAGTAGTAAATGTAGCACATTCAATTTCAGATAATATTTGGAATACTACAGTTCAAGGATACCCATTTATTATTGAAAAAATTAAGGCAAAAGATTTTGAAGACTATGATTTTGCTTTAATTGTTGATTATGATTCATTAACAAATACTATAACTACTAGTATAGACACTATTTTAAATAAAAATTTAAAAGGATATACTCGTTCAGCATATAATAAAGCAGAACAAAAATCTCCTGGATTTCAAGCTAAAGTAAAAGAAGTAGCAGCAGCAATCGGTACAACTGAAGAGGCATTGATAGCAGTAATGAAAGCCGAATCTGGAATTGATCCTGCTTCAAGAAGCAAAATTTCAAGTGCTACAGGTTTAATTCAATTTATGGCAAATTATCCTCCAAAAGCAAAACCCAAAACTCTTTATAACTATGGAGGTAAAATATATACTCGAGACCAATTATCTAGTTTAGGTGGAGTTGAACAGTTAGATTTAGTTAAAGCATATTTTGTTAATGCTGGATTTACTGGAGTAAGACCAATTGGTTTCGTTGAATTATATGGAATGACTTTTGTTCCCGCAATGTTTAAGAATGGGGTTTTAAAGTCAGATAACTATATAGTACCTAATGGGAAAGCAGATAGTGAAGCTTCTGAATATGCTAAATCTAATTCAGTTATTGCTAAATTTAGTAATAGAGCCGGAGTTATTGATATAGCGGCCTTTAAAAAATATTGTAATTTTAAATTAAGTGAAACATTTATGTAATGGCAAGAACACCTAAAAGTCAAATATTAAAAAATATTAAAGCACAAACAAATGAATTTGTGTTTGTTGATTCTGGTTTACCGTTTTTAGGGTATTATCATATTATAAGTGGACGAGCATTTGCTGGTGGGGATGAAAATGTTTATCCTCAACCTGTACCTTTAGAAAAACCATCAAATAATGTTTTAACAGGTGTAATTAATTCTGTTGGTTTGGGTACCGCAGCATACAATTTAGCTTCTCGCAATAAAGAAACAGCACGTAATTTAGCTCCTAAACAAGTAAACCCACATATAATACAAATTAATATACCCCAAGATTATTCAAAATCTGATATCAAATCTGAACTTATTTCCAAATCAGGAGTTAGTTATTACTTTCAAAAATCAAATGATCCTAATTATATTATAAAGAAAATATCCCGCGATGAAGCAATTCAATTAGCAAGAGATCCGATCAATAAAATAGTAACGATTGATTTTTCAGCTGAAAATTTAGATGAGCAGTTACAAATAGCAGAAAATTTAATACCAGGCATTACTATGTTTGTTAATTTATAATTTCTCGATTATAATTACGTAAAAGGTTATACTATGTTTTATATTATCGAACGTTCGGATCAACTAGAACAATTACATATTGGCGAAGATATATTCATGCAGGTAATACCTGTAAATGAAAATTATCATCCTGCTTTACAGAGCATTAGCTTGATTTATATTCGATGGATTAAATCACATAAAGGATATATTCTATGTGTGAATCACTCCGAATCACTATCACTATCAATCACCGATATACTCGCTAAACTATCTAAAGTCAACAACATATACACATTAGATAAGAAAGCGGTGTTACACCACTTTCCCACGTTGAGTCCTCAATTAATTGATGTACAATTGATTAACTCATATCTTCATTTACAAGATATTAATGTAGAGCAATATGAGTCAAAAGTTGAATCGGATTTTAAACGTAAGTATTATGGAGAATCTCCATCAACATTAATTCCAATTGCAAAACATTATGAAAAATACGAAAACGTATATGATCATATTGAGCAAACAATTAATTCAACAAGTGATAATTTAGAACATTGTGGATTTCTAAATCACTATATTGCTCCATTATTTTACAATATTGAAAAACAAGGCATTAAACTAGACAAACAACAATTCATCAAATACTTCAGCGATATACCATACCCTAAATTTTCAGTATCAAAAGGTAAAATATACACACAATATAATTTATATACTTTAACTGGTAGACCATCAAATGCATTTAATGGTATTAACTTTGCTGCATTAAATAAAACAAATGGCGAACGTGCTGCATTTATTCCAGAAAACGATAAATTAGTTGAAATTGATTTTAAAGCATATCACCCAACTATTATTGCTAAATTAGCTGGGTATGAATTTACAGGAAACATATATGATCAATTAGCTAATGAATTTCCAGGATCAACACCTGAAACAATTAAGGAATTAGTATTTCAGCAGTTATATGGTGGTGTTAGAAAAGATTTTCAAGACAAACCATTCTTTAAGCAAGTAAACGGCTATACAAATCATTTGTGGGATACTGATGATGGTGCAATTGGTACTCAATTCGGTAAACGTTTTACCAAACAAATGATTGAAAACCCAACACCACAGAAACTTCTTAATTATATTGTACAAAACACAGAAACGGTATTTAACGTAGTTCAGTTTTCGGCTGTTATGAATTTATTAAAAGACAAAAACACTAAAGTTATCTTATACACATACGATTCTATATTATTGGATTACGATTCATCAGAGAATTTATTAGATAGCATAACTTCGCTACTAAAATTTAATTACTCCACGAAAACCGGTGGAAATTATGCAGAAATAAAGTAAATCATATATTTATGGCAGACTTAAGTTACGATTTATTTAACAGCACGTTTTTAATGGCGAATAAGCTATTCTGTACATTCACGGCTCCTGAAGAATTAGACAATACTCTAAATACTTTACAGACTAAATATACGATATTATATTCTAAAATATTTGTGTTGGAATCGCTGTCGACTGAAGAATACGTTTGCACTTATAATATCGATACATTCAATATGGAGCAACAATCAGTGTTGCCAAATACGATATTACTACATCGTAAAAAAGAGTCAAATACGTTATATACAATAAATGCATTAAATGCATTAATCAAGTCTTTGAATAATGGTGAATTAGACACCAACTTTAGAATTAACTGGATCGACTACAAAAATTCGATATTACTGATCCAAAACAATGATTTAAATATCATTAAAACCAAAATACATAAGATCATCAACCTCTAGTTGATCGCTTGTCTGTATTGACTTTCTTTATTATCTTTACCGAGTACAATTTTTAAAACTTAAATAGTTATATTATGGATTTAGCTTTGTTAAAGCAAAAATTAGGTAACCTTAACACTCCCAAAAACTCGGGAGGTAAGACTTACGAAAAAATCGACTACACGAAAGTGTTCTGGAAGCCTCAAGTAGGTAATCATACGATTCGCATCGTACCATCAAAATTCAATAAACAAAATCCATTCCGTGAAGTATATTTTCACTATGGATTCGCAAAAGGACCAGTATTAGCTCTAAATAACTGGGGTGAAGCAGATCCGATTATGGAATTTGCTGCTAAATTACGTCAATCAAAAGATCGCGACAACTGGGCATTAGCCAAGAAGTTAGATCCGAAAATGCGCGTATTCGTTCCTGTATTGGTTCGTGGTGAAGAGCATTTAGGTGTTCGTTTATGGGAGTTTGGTAAGGAAGTATATAAATCGCTTTTAGGATTTGCTGCTGATGAAGATTATGGTGATTTCACTGATATTCAGGATGGATTTGATTTTAAAATCGATGCTGTGAATTCAGAAGTTGCTGGTCGTAAAGTAGTTAGTTGCACATTACGTCCTCGTCCAAAATCATCACCAATTACTGAAGATGCTGCTGCATTAGATAAGTACTTAAATGAACAACCCGATATCATGACTATCAATCGCAAACGCGAATATAATGATATTAAGGAACTATTGGCTAAATGGTTAAATCCAGAAGCTGAAGAAGAACAAGCAGCACCTACAACAACTACTGCAACAACTACTGAAGCAGAATCAACAACACAATCTGATTGGGTAAATGAAAATCAAGTAACAGAACAAGAACGTGCTGCATTTACTTTAAACACAAACTCATCAGATAAATTCGACGAATTATTTCAATAATGGCAAAAAAATCAGTTTCGGAAACAGTATCAACTGTACTAGGCGACAAATCTAAATTTAACTTGGCTTCATTTAAGAAGTCCAAGTTTTTAGATCAGTCAGTAAAGTTTAAAGCACAGAAATGGCTACCATTATCTCCTGCGTTTAATGAAGTATTATCATTACCAGGTATTCCAATGGGTCATATCACATTACTTCGAGGTCATTCAGATACAGGTAAAACAACAGCAATGCTGGAGTGTGCAGTAGCCGCTCAAAAAGCAGGTGTATTACCAGTATTCATTATTACCGAGATGAAATGGAATTGGGAGCACGTCAAGCAAATGGGCTTCAAATTAAATGAAGTATGGGATAAAGAAACGGGCGAACTAACCGACTATGAAGGTGATTTTATCTATGTAGATAGAGGAACATTAAATACGGTTGAGGACGTAGCAGCGTTTATTGCAGACTTGCTACACGAACAGTCACAGAATCGTTTACCATACGATCTATTGTTTTTATGGGATTCGGTTGGATCGATTCCATGTAGACTATCTGTTGAATCAAACAAGAATAACAATGAATGGAATGCTGGAGCTATGTCTCAATCCTTTGGTAACTTTATCAATCAAAAGATTGTATTATCACGCAAAGAAAATTACCCATACACTAACACGTTAGTTGCAGTAAATAAAATTTGGGTAGATAAACCATCAATGCCGATGGAACAACCAAAAATGAAAAATAAGGGTGGTAATACTATGTTCTTTGATTCATCAGTTGTTGTAACGTTCGGTAATATCACAAATGCTGGTACTAATAAAATTAAAGCAACTAAAGGCGGTAAAGACGTTGAATTTGCTAAACGTACTAAAGTAGCAGTAGATAAAAACCACATTACAGGTGTACAAACTAAAGGATCTGTTATTATGACAGTACATGGTTTTATTGATGACGATAAAAAAGCAATCGATAATTACAAGAAAGATCATTCCGAAGAGTGGTTACGTATCTTAGGCAGTGCTGATTTCGATATTGTAGAAGAAGGTGGTGAAGACGGAATCGATACATCAGTAATGTTTGACCAAGAACCAGAATAAAATGGATAAAGACTTTCTAAATACGTTACTAGCTGAATTAAATTCAGACAAAACAACGTCAAAAAATTCGCGAGTACTTATTGTAGATTCAATGAATACGTTCTTAAGATCGTTTTCAATTATCCAGCATTTAAACCCGAACGGCCACCATGTAGGTGGCCTAGTAGGGTATTTAAAGTCTGTTGGATATGCAATCAAATTATATCGTCCAACTCGTGTAATATTAGTATTTGATGGACAAGGCAATTCAACAAATAAGCAATACTTATATGCTGATTATAAAGCTAATCGTAAAACAAATAAAGTAAATAATTGGAAAGTATTCGATACAAAAGCTGAAGAAAGCGAATCAATGGCTAACCAAATGGGTCGACTAATTGAATACTTAACTCAATTACCAGTATCATTAATTGCAATACCAAAAATTGAAGCCGATGATACAGTAGGATACTTATGTCAAAAGTTTGAGGCAGATCCTGAAGTAAATGAGGTAACAATTATGTCTGCTGATAAAGATTTCCTACAATTAGTATCAGATAAAGTACAGATCTATTCACCAACTAAAAAGAAAACATATAAGACAAAAGATGTATTAGAGGAATACATGATTCACTCTCATAACTTTATCAATTATAAACTACTGATGGGTGATGCAGGAGATAACGTTCCAGGAGTACAAGGGTTAGGTCCTAAAAAACTAGTTAAGTTATTTCCTGAGTTGTTGTTGCCTAAACAATTAGAATTAAGCGACTTACTTGAAAAAGCACGTCAAAACGAATCATCAAATCCATTATATACTAAGGTGTTACAATTTGAACGCCAATTAGAAATTAATTACAAATTAATGTCGTTAAAAGATCCGAACATATCTGACGAAGATAAGCGCATCATTGACGATATTATTGAAACACCACCACCTGCATTAAATATCGGAACGTTCGTTGAAATGACCGAGATTGACCAATTAAATGAGCGTGTAAATTGGCAGAGTTGGTTAATTGAGAACTTTTCCTCATTATATTGGGGAGATAAGTAAAATATATAAATAAAGGTTATAAATGACAGCACTAGACTCTCTAGACAAATACGGTAATTCATTCCAAACTAAAGTATTAGGTTTGTTACTGACGGATAGAAAATTTCTAGTCGACGTATCAGACTCAGTTACTGATGAATACTTTGAAAATACAGCACGTAAATGGATTGTAAATCGATTACAAAAGTATTTCGATGAATTTCATACTACTCCTACAATGGAGGCATTACAGATCGAGGTTAAGAAAGAAGACAACGATGTATTAAAGATTGCAGTAATTGAGGAATTAAAAGAGGCATATAAGATGGCCGATCAATCAATCGATAAAGAATACATCGAACAGGAATTTTCTAAATTCTGTCAGAACCAACAGATGAAAAAAGCTATCATGACATCAGTTGACTTACTGAATGATGGCGATTACGAATCAATTCGCACATTAATTTCTAAAGCAATCGTTACCGCACAAGAAAAAAATATCGGTCATGATTTTGCATTAGATGTTGAAGCACGTTATCGACCAGATGATAGACGTGTTATACCTACGCCTTGGCCACAAATTAATTCAATTACGCAAGGTGGTTATGGTAAAGGTGACTTAGTTATATTCTTTGGTGGTCCTGGTTCTGGTAAATCATGGGCTGCAATTTCGATGGCTCTAGAGGCTGCTCGCTTAGGCGGTAATGTAGTGTATTATACTTTAGAATTAGGTGAAGGGTATGTTGGTCAACGATTTGATGCTAATCTAACACAAATTCCAGTTGATCAATTGCCGATGCATCGCGTTAAAATTGAAAGTGCAACTGGTGGATTAGCAGGTAAATTAATTATTAAAGAATATCCACCTAAACGTGCATCATTAGACGATATTGAGCGTCACTTAGATCAAATGTGGACTCAACATAATTTCAAACCAGACGTTATCTTTATCGATTACTTGGATTTACTACGTAATAGACGCGCTAGAAATGAACGTAAAGACGACTTAGATGATATCTATACTGATGCAAAAGGATTAGCTAAAGAATTAGGTATTCCGATCGTATCGCCATCACAAGTAAATCGCTCAGGTGCTGCTGATAAGGTAGTAGAGGGTGACAAAGCTGCTGGATCGTATGACAAGATCATGATTGGTGATATTATTATTTCAACATCTCGCCTACGTAAAGATAAAGTAGATAATACTTCGCGTTGGCATATTATTAAAAACAGATATGGTTCAGATGGTATTACATTTAGTTGTGATTTTGAAGGATCAACTGGTGTAACTAAAATAACTGGTGAGTATGTTGAAGAAGAAGAGTCAGACACTCCACAGGGTTCTACACAAAGAACTAAACAAGACTTTAATAATGACGATAAAGATTACTTACGAAAGAAGTTTTTTGAAATATCGCCCTCTTCTTAATTACCATTAGTATATACTGTATTTATATCTGCACCTTAAAAAATTAAAATAAAATCTATGATAAAAGTAACTAAATTCTCAGCAGCATGGTGTGGTCCATGTAAAGTGCTGGCACCAATATTTGATCAAGTTAAGTCAGAAGTATCTGATGTATCGTTCCAAGAAGTTGATGTTGATGCAAATTCATCATTAGCGATTCAATATAAAGTACGTGGTGTACCTACAATCGTAATTGAAAAAGACGGCCAAGAGGTAAAACGTATTGTAGGCGGAACTACACAAGCAGCATTAACTTCAACAATTAACTCGTTTAAATAATATGATCACAGAAAAGCGTTTATTCTATAAACCGTTCGAATACGACCAGGCACATGAATTCTTAAAAGCACAACAACGTGTGCATTGGTTACCTGAAGAAGTTACATTAGCGGCTGACGTTAATGATTTTAAATTAAAATTGACTGAATCTGAAAAGAACTTAATCGGTCAGATCCTAAAATCATTTGCTCAGACTGAAACACACGTTGAAGATTATTGGTCATCTTATGTATCGCATTGGTTTCCGAAACCGGAAATTCAATCAATGGCTGTTACGTTTGGTTCATTTGAATCAATCCATGCTGAAGCATATTCATTATTGAACGAGTCATTAGGTTTAGATAACTTTGCTGCGTTTATGGAAGATGAAGAAGCACGAAATAAAATTGAGCGTCTACAACAAGTAAATGCAGGTACGATGGATGAAATTGCTCAATCATTAGCTATATTCTCTGCATTTACTGAAGGCGTTAATTTGTTCTCGTCGTTTGCTATTTTGATGTCTTTCCAAATGAGAAATTTGATGAAAGGCATGGGACAAATCGTTGCATGGTCTGTTAGAGACGAATCATTACACTCGAAAGCAGGTTGTTGGTTATTTACTCAATTGTTAAAGGAACGTCCCGAATTAGATACAATTGATTTACGTTTAAAGGTTACGGAAGCATGTCAAATATCTGTTGATTTAGAATTTACATTCATTGACAAGGTATTCGAGATGGGGAACTTAGATAACTTAACTAAGGAACAACTTAAAAATTTCATTCAGGCTCGTGCTAATGAAAAAATGGTAGAATTAGGTTACAAGCCAGTGTATACAATTGATGAAAAATTATTAGACGAAATCGCTTGGTTTGGTCAAATTACATCAGGTGTAGAACAACAAGACTTCTTTGCACAGCGACCAAGTGCATATTCAAAGTCGACAGCAGATTGGTCGGATTTATAATTTAAATAATAACAAAATGAGTATTACAGTTGATACCCGTAAATGGGTTGTAGGAAAAGATTATCCCGAATGGATGGATGATATTGCAGTGAGCATGATTTCGAAAGGCTATCTGCTGTCAGATGAAAACGTATTCGATGGTTTTAAGCGTGTGTCAAAAGCTGCTGCTCGTCGGTTACGTCGTAAAGATTTACAACCGTTCTTCTATGAAGCAATGGTTAAGAACTGGTTGTGTTTAGCATCACCAGTTCTATCAAATATGGGTACTGAACGTGGATTACCAATTTCATGCTATGGTATTGATGTTGATGATTCAGTTGAAGGTATTGCATCCGCAAACTCTGAATTGATGCGTTTATCGTCTCAAGGTGGTGGAGTTGGTATGTCATTATCTCGAATTCGTGGACGTGGCGCTCGTATTAAAGATAATGGTGTATCTGAAGGTATTATACCTTGGGCTAAAATTTATGACTCAACAATTCTAGCAACTAATCAGGGTTCAGTTCGTAGAGGTGCTGCATCATTTAATCTAGATATTAATCATCCAGATATTGAAGAGTTTTTAATGATGAGACGTCCAAAAGGTGATGTCAATCGTCAATGTTTGAATACACACCACTGCGTTGTTGTTGATGATGTATTTATGCAGAAAGTAGAAGATCGCGATCCACATTCATTAAAGATTTGGGGCGAGATTTTACGTACACGTCTAGAAACAGGCGAACCATATATTATGTTTAAAGATAATGTAAATAAAGTCAATCCAGAAGGATATAAGAAGTTGAACTTAGAAGTTACAATGACTAATATCTGTTCTGAAATTGTTTTATATACAGATCCATTACACTCGTTTATCTGTTGTTTATCATCTCTGAATTTAGCTCGTTTCGATGAATGGAAGGATTATAAATTCGAAAACGGAATGACGATTCCAGAATTGATGATGTACTTTTTAGAAGGTGTATTACAAGAGTTTATCGATCGTGCTAAAAATATCCGCTTCATGGAAAATACAGTACGTTCAGCAATAAAAGGTAGAGCAGTTGGTATTGGTGCTTTAGGATGGCATACGTTCTTACAATCAAAAGGCGTTCCATTCGTTGGAATTCAAGCAAATGCTTACACACGTGAAATATTTAACTTCATTGATAAAGAATCGTTAAAAGCATCACAAGATATGGCCAAAGAATATGGCGAACCAGAATGGTGTAAAGGCACTGGCGTAAGACATTCACATAGAATGGCAATCGCACCTACAGTATCGAACGCTCATATTTCAGGTGGTGTTTCTCCATCAATTGAGCCATTACCAGCAAATATCTATAATTTGAAAACCGCTAAAGGTGTATTCATTAAAAAGAATCCGATACTAGAGACACTACTTGAATCAAAAGGATTTAATATTCCATCTGTATGGGAAAAGATCGCAAAAGATCAAGGATCGGTTTATGGAGTTGAAGAACACATTCTATCTGATGAGGAAAAAGAAGTGTTCCGTACGTTCAAAGAAATCAATCAATTAGAAATAGTACGTCAAGCAGGTATTCGTCAACAGTATGTCGATCAAACAGTATCATTAAACTTATGTTTTGATCCAAACGATACACCAAGATGGATGTCAGAAGTACATAAAGAAGCACATAAAGTAGGTATTAAAACATTATATTACTTACGTACAGAATCAGTTTTACGTGGAGATAATTTAGATAGAACAGCTGCTTGTGTAGCTTGTGAGGGATAATTTTCTTAATTAAATTTATATGTTGAAGGAATTACTTAATAGTCTACAAACTTTAAAAAGTGAAGTAGAGACAATAAATCAATTACCGGAAGACCAGCGAGAGGCAGCAGCAACTGCCCTCGCTGAAAAGGTTTTAAACACATTAGACAATGCAACTGTCCCGTTATCCGAACAATATTCAGAGCTTAGTAGAGACGAAATTCCAACCAGCGAAATTTAATGTATTCTATTATTGGAGACGCTTTCAAATGCGTCGACCAATGCATAAGTATAATCTGTTAGAAACACGTATTAAAAACGGCGATTTCGAAGTATCAGATTATAGATTACAAGCGTTCTATGAGTTGTGGTTGTTGGACGATCGCTTAAAGAAAGAACGTCAAAAATACTCATCAAATGAGGCGTGGTTGAATCGTCGCGAAGTAATCGAAAAACAACAATACGATCGTTATCATAAGTTGATGAATGCATTTGATAAGGAGGAACCAAAGATTTGGCAGGAACTCGTTTCCGAATTAGCTTCCGACTTTAGACATTTAGGACCTGATAAGATTGCACGCATTGATTTGATTAATGAATTAGCTGGTGAGTTTGATGGCACTACATTAGAGTTTTATAATTACTTAAAAGAATACAACAAATAGTTATGGCATTAATATCGCACGAAGTACCATTAGATTTATTAGATGCGTCATTGAAATTCAATGACTATCATTATTGTCTGCCTCATTTACTAGAGGATAAACAATATTATCAGTTCTTTAAAAACGCGTCAGATCGTGAAGATCTGATTATCATGGATAATGGTTTATTTGAAGGAGTAGCACATACAACTGAGGATTTACTCGAGAAAATTAACGATATTAAGCCAGGTATATTTATTGTTCCTGATGCTTGGAATGATCCTGAAACAACAATTAAAAACGCTAAGAAGTGGATCGATTACTATGCAGATAAGATTCCGTCTGATGTAAAATTGATGGCAGTAGTGCAAGCAAAAACAGTATCTGATGCAATGCTTACATATAGTAAATTAATTGAGTTAGGCTATACTCATATTGCATTAAATCATGCAGGAGTATATTATAAGGAATTATATCAACATCAGAATGAATTATTAAGTTTAATGAATGGACGTATCAGATTCGTTAATATGCTTCCGTCATTGAAAGGATTTTCTAAGTCAATACATCATCATTTATTAGGTGCTACATTGCCTAATGAATTCTCTAATTATAAAGGACTACAATACGAATTTATTAAAACAATCGATACATCAAATCCAGTTATTTATGGTTTAAAACATGGTAGATATCCATCTGAAGTATTATTAGATAAACCAAAAGAAAAATTAGAAACGTTCTTTGATCAGCGCTTAACTAAGCAGCAGATTTCTGACGTATTATATAACGTTAAACATTTTAGAACACTATTATCATGATTACATTTAGATCGTCAAAATTATTTGATGGATTCTCCACTGTATTTAGACAATGGAGAGCAGAAGGAACCCACTGTAGGTTCTTGCATGGATATGCTATATCCTTTAAAGTAGATTTCGAAGGAGAATTAGACGAACGCAATTGGGTATGGGATTTCGGTGGTATGAAACGTGCAAACGGAAATATCGATGGAATGAATCCAAAACAATGGTTTGATTACTTACTAGATCACACTACAATTATTTCAGAAGATGATCCATACTTAGAACAATTCAAACAAATGGCTGAAGATGGTATCATTCAATTACGTGTTTTACCTTATGTAGGTGCAGAACGTTTTGCTGAGTATTTGTTTAAGAAAATCAACGAATTCGTTGAGGAAGAAACACACTACAGAGTTAGAGTAGCTAAAGTAGAAGTATTCGAAAATGGACGTAATTCAGCTTCATATGAAGAGGAATATACTGCTTTATAGTTTCTTAATTATATTAAAATAAAAAAGTTATGTCAGATCAATCAAAAAAACAAAGCCAGAAAATGGCAGCTCATTTAAATCCATCAACAATGGTATCATTATTTGATTATTTAGGTAGTGCTGCAGGTTCTGAATTAGGTCAGCAAGTAGCAGAATACGCTAAGATTCGTAATGTAGTAGTTGGTAACCGCGTTGTGGAAAATTCAAAATATAAGGGTATCATCTTGACTTACATGCCTGAGTTCTTAGACGAGTTCTTTAAAGTAAAATCGGTTATCGGAACTAATCGATCACAAAATAATACGTTCCAATCTAATATTTTATAGTATTATGGCTCAAAAAGCAGTTTTATCATTATCCGGGGGAATGGATTCCTCAACATTATTACTCCATTTATTAGCTAATGGATTTGAAGTTACAGCATTAGGATTTGATTACGGTCAAAAACACAGTGTTGAATTAGATCGTGCTAAATCGTTAGTTGCTTATTTGCAAGAAAATGGACAACCAGTAACTCATCAAATCATTAAATTAGATGGATTACAGAATTTATTACATTCAGCTCTAGTTACAGGTGGAGATGATGTACCAGAAGGACATTACGAACAAGACAACATGAAAGAAACTGTTGTACCTAATCGTAATAAAATTTTCGCATCATTAATCCAAGCAGCAGCATTATCAGTTGCAACCAAAGGTGATAAGCAAGAAGTAGCAATTGCAATGGGTATTCACGCTGGTGATCACGCTATTTATCCTGATTGCCGTCAAGAATTCCGTGATGCTGATTTTGAAGCATTTAAAGTTGGTAACTGGGATTCAGAATTAGTTTATCATTTAACACCGTATTTAGATACTGATAAATTCGGTATTTTAGAAGACGGATTAGTAGCATGTGAGAAATTAGGTTTAGACTTTGATGAAGTATATAAACGTACTAATACATCATATAAGCCAATGATGCATACTATAAAAGTTGATGACCGCGTAAGTTACACAGAATGGTTTTCAGATTACAAATCAGCGGCATCAGTTGAGCGTATTGAAGCGTTTTTAAAATTAGGACGTAGAGATCCAGTTGCATATGCTGATGAAACAGGTCCAGTAACATGGGAAACTGCTAAATCACACGTAGAAAAAGTACTATCAGAATACGCAGGATAATGGAGGAAATTAGACACATTATTAGTCATTTGTTAGGTGGGTGTGGAGACGCCCACCCTAACATTTTAACATTACTTGCTGGTGATGTGCACTTTCTTACTTACATTCAACAAGTAATTAAATTAAAATTTAAATGAAACGTTCAGAATTCTTAGCATCATTAGGTATATTAGCTGGAGCAGCATTTATTCCCGAAGTAGAAAATACTAATGTGGAACGAATGCGAATAACATCAAGTGGTAATGTGTGTATGGGAATTACTGATCCAAAACAAATATTAAAAGTAACAAAACGTATAAATGGTGGAATGCAATCATTAGAATACAGAATAAAATAATATGGAAGATACAAATAACGAATTGACACTATCAAATGATGATTTTCGTACAATGCCATTAGAACCAACACCATTTGCTATAGTATTTAGTTGGAAGGGTGATTATACTAAAATACAGTTAGCAAACGGTGATGATGTATTCAAATTAGCCGATATATTCTCTAAAATGCTAACCGAAAATAATATAGAACATAAAATAATTAAATAACATATGAAGTGTATCAAAAAAGGAGATGAAATCCGTAGAGTATCAGATGTAGATGCTGATAACAAAGTAAAAGTACATGGATGGGCGTTTGTTCCTAAATCCGAATGGAAAACTAAAGTACGTGATGCAAATAAGAAAACCGTTGAGGTAGATGTTAATGCAGAAGTAGTTGTAGATAAAAAATTAGCTAAACGTCAAAAATTAAAAGAAAAACAAAATGGCACTAGATTATACTAAAACACAACCAATTTTAGAAGTATATCGTTGCGTTCAAACCGAAGGATCATTAGCAGGTAAGCCACACATCATTGTACGTACTACAGGATGTACTCACCGTTGCTACTTTGGTGAAGGTGGATGGTGCGATTCATGGTATACTTCGATTCACCCAGAAAAAGGTAAATATACATTAAGTGACATTAAGCAGTTCTTTGCCGATAACTGGGATATCAATCACTTAATGCTAACAGGTGGATCACCTACTATGCATCCTGAAATGTGTAATGAAATTATTAATTTATTTAAAGCATTACATGATAAGAAAGGTATCGTAACGATGGAGACTGAAGGATCACATCCATTAGTTACAGATCATCGTATTGATGTTATTTCATTATCGCCTAAGTTCTCGAATTCAATCCCAGTAATTGGAGTAGAAACACCACAAGGTAAGATCGTAGATCAAAAAATGATTGATCAACATAATAAGTATAGAGAAAGATATGATGCGATTCGTCAATTACTAGCATACCATAAGAATTATCACTTCAAACCAGTATGGGATGGTACTCCGGAATTAATGAATGAGATTGAATCATTCCGTAAGCGCTTCAATATTCCAAAACACAAAACATGGATTATGCCTGCAGGCGATACACGTGAGGAATTAATGAAAATGTATCCAATAGTATTAGATTACTGTACAGCACATTCATACAATTTCTCAGGACGAGATCACATCATTGCGTATGGCGACAAGAGAGAGGTTTAGTATATTTATACTAAACCTTTAACTCGTTATACAATGGCAAAAGCTAAATCTTCAGTGTCGTCTTCTAATATGTACAAGCATAAACCAAAAAAAAGAAGACCAGGTATTCATGCTAAAACAAAATCATCATCTCACAAACATAGTAAAAACTACGTTAAAGTATCAGTAGGACAAGGTCGTTAATTCGATCTTTTCCTGATTATATTTACGTATAAAATAAAAGTTATGGCAAAAGCAATATTAGAATATAATTTAAATGATGCCGACGATCGAATGGCACATTTAAGAGCAACTATGTCTTTAGATTTAGTGTTGATGCTATGGGAATATGATCAGCATTTACGATCAGAATACAAGTACGGCGACAAACCAGAAGCATACGAATATAGGCAAAAATTCATTCAGATGATGAATGAACGTAACATAGATTTGGATCAGTTAATTTCATAAGCAATGTACGAAGTAGGACAACGCATAGTTACGGATTTAGGTGTTGGCGATATTATGCGCATAGAACACGAGAGATACTACGTGTATATCGAATTTCCATCCGACAACACACACTCATACGAAACTTGGCTTATCGACAGTGATATACGCTATTCATACGATACTAAAGATGATTATAGACGGGTTCCGCCCGAAGACGATAATCGAGTAACTCGAACATTAAAAGCACCAAGACAAAAACAACCAAAATCAGTATACAGACACGGACGGTACACTACTGTCTGGAGATAAATTAAAATAATATGGATGAGAATACAACATTAAAAACGGGATTATTTGCAATATTATTAGTAGGATTCATAGCCGTTTGTTTAAGTATAAATAAACGTGACAACCAAGCTATTCAAACTACTAAAGTCGATTCATTAAATCAAGTTATTGATTCATTACAAACTGAAATATTCTATCTGGAAGATGGATTCGATCATAAAGAACACATCTACGAACAAGCAATATATGATTGTGAACATAGAAAAAACCACAAAGAAACACTACAACGATTAAAAATCAATGAATAATATAGACAAACAATACCAAACATTATTACGAGATATTCTAGATAACGGCATTAAAAAATCAGATAGAACAGGTACAGGTACAATATCTGTATTTGGACGTCAGATTCGCCATAAAATGTCTGATGGGTTTCCATTATTAACCACTAAAAAGATGGCGTGGAAATCAATCGTAACTGAATTATTATGGTTTCTACGTGGTGATACTAATATCAAATTCCTATTGGATTATGATTGTCATATCTGGGATGGCGATGCCTATAAGAATTATTGTAAATGGTGGAACAAAGTTGAATCGGATGCTAAACAACATGAATTATATAAAGATTCAGTATTACCTACCAAAGAACAATTTATCCACAATATTAAAACCGATAATGAATTTGCAAAGAAGTGGGGTGAACTTGGACCAATCTATGGTAGAATGTGGAGAAAGTTTGATGAAGATTCTTATGGTGGAATAGACCAAATCCAAAACCTAATCAATGACCTTAAAACTAATCCCGATAGTAGGAGATTGATGGTTACTGCTTGGCATCCAGGTTACAACGAACATTCAGTTCTACCACCTTGCCATTATGGATTCCAAGTTTATACTAGAGAATTGAGTATAGAGGAGCGATTAGATTTAGCATCTAAAAAATATAAGGTATTTGATCCATCTGATTTTTATGTATGTGATCATGCAGAAATAGATAAACTATATCCAGTACCTAAACGCGCAATTTCATTAATATGGAATCAACGTTCAGTTGATACGTTCTTAGGATTGCCATTTAATATTGCCTCGTATGCATTACTGCTTGAAATTATAGCTAAGGAAATTGATATGGTGCCCGATGAATTAATTGGTAATTTAGGCGATACACACCTATATTCAAATCATATCGAACAAGCTAAAATGCAAATACTGCGTAAACCATATTCATTACCTAAAGTAAATATTACTGAACGTAATTGGTATCAACATCAATTAGTTAAAGAACGTTTAGGACCAAAATCATTTAATGAGAAATTATTATCATACCGTCCAGATTGCTTTGAATTAGTCGGATACGAATCACATTCAGGAATTAAAGCACCATTATCAAATTAAATATGAAAGAATTAAAAACACCCGTATTACTTTTCATCGTAGGTTTCGCTTTGTGCCTATTGGTATTGAAGTGTGGAACCATGTAACATATAACAATAAAATATATGGATTACTCAACAAGAATGTTATGGAAGAATAAACTACATCCAGAGATTTATAATTGTCATCTACCTATAAATCAGAAGTTATTCTTACAAAGAAGATTAGAGGAGTTAGGAGGAGAATTTGATAAGCTGTTAGAAGATATAGAGAAGTATGCTATACTACCAGAGGTAGAAGATTATGAAAAGGCAGCATTGATAAGAGATTATAGAGAAGAATTACATTGTGAATATAGTGGATTACCATCCGTCAAAGCATATGAAAATAAATAAAGAAGAACTACATAAACTATATATGGAGTGGGTAAATCAAGTAGCCGATGAATGTGATTGGAAGACACATTTCGGTCCAGAAGAAATCGTATATGCGATTGCAGATATATTAGAAAAAAATCCATCACTAATTACACCAAAGGACGATGCTGTATAAAATAGGAGTAGTAGTTGGTATATTTATATTCGTATATATACTTTATAAATCCTCTAAAATCTACTAACATGAAATACCTGCTGTTGTCTATTCTATTATTTGTATCATTTCCAAAACCAACTAAGCGAATATTATTTATAGGCGATTCGCTGACGTGTTATTCAGGTGGATGGCAGCATCAATTTGCTAAAGGATTAGGGTACGAATACACAAATATATCATCAGGAGGTAAACGCACTGATTGGATGTTAAAAACATTACGTCAGCATTTCTACGCACATCCAAAATACGATTTAGTAGTAATATACGGTGGTGTAAATGATGCGTTCGCGTCTGTATCTCCATCTAAAGTAGTAGATAACGTACAAGAAATGGTATATGAGTGCGAATCACGCGGTATTGAATCAATCGTTATATTAGGATATTCACCTGATAAAATATTAAAACATGGCCCATACTCAGAATCGATTATGGCACGCGCTCGAAACAGATATTCAATAATTCAATCAAAACTGGATAGTCAATTAGTAGCATGCTTAGTAATGCCAGTAGACAACACAATAGATCGTTCAGACTCTGGTGATGGAATACATCTAAAAGCGTCAGGACATCGCAAATTCGCTAAGGCTATGTTAGCCCATATGTATAACGAAAATTAACACATGAAAAAATTATTATTACTATTATTTATATCATTTAGTGTATTATCACAAGATATATCAATTCTAAAACATACAAACTATACATCACATTTTTCGATTTCGAAACGCTACCCAGTGATTGTGGAATATTATTTAACTAAAAATATGGTAACATGTCCTGTACCGTTAAAACGTAAAGACGCATTCAAACCAGATCCATTATTACCAGATAAAACAAACATTATCAAAGATTACGTTGGATCAGGTACTGATAGAGGCCATATGATGCCTGCAGCAGATAATTTATGTCAATCTCAAATAATCCAAGACGAATGCTTTTATATGTCTAATATGGCGGCACAATATCACACTCTAAATGCTGGTGATTGGAAAGCAGTCGAAACAATGGAACGTAAATTAGCAGCAGAACACGGTGATTTGAAAATATGGACTGGAAATATTGGTGAATTAAAAAAGATCGGTACAGTATCAGTTCCAGCTAAATGTTGGAAAGTAATATATGTAAAATCAACCAAGAAGTGGTACGCATACTTATTCGACAATAATACTAGTACAGTAAATAAAGATGGAATAGCAAACAACGAAGTAAAAGTTGAAGTAATTTCACTAATAACTGGAATTAAGTTTGCTATATAAGGTTTCCTTATTATATTCAATTAAATAAAAGTTATGAATTGGAACAAAAATAAACCTGAATGGATTACTAACTACATAGTAGATAGAGGTGCAGAAGGTATATCATTAGCTTGGTGGGATGGAATTAAATGGATCGAAATGTGGGGAAGTAAAGTACTGAATGTATATGGTTGGATTGAAATACCTAAATATTAAATAAAAGTTATATGTCTGAGTTTAAAGTAGATAGTGTAGTAGCAAGTATTATTGCTAAATTTGAGCGTAGAGCTCGTATGGGCAAACAAAAATACAATACCGATTTAGATCGTACTGATCTAGAGAAAATTGATTGGATTAATCACGCCCAAGACGAATTAATGGATGGGATACTATATCTCGAAAAATTAAAACAAGAATTACAGAAAGATTAGAGTACATATATTTATACGAAATGAAAAATAATTCTACATATTCATATCAAAATCCGTGGTGTATTTGCACTAGGATAGGGGTATGATATAGATAATAGTATATAATATATTAAACGACCCCTAATCACAAGTTAGGGGTTTTTTATTTGGGAGTGAGGCTGAATTGGCTAAGCGCTAGACTGTAAATCTGGTAACCTGCATAGGTAGGTGGTTCGAATCCATCCACTCCCACATATTGAAGTATGGCACAATTGGTTAGCGCACCGCTCTGATACGGCGGGGGTTGTAGGTTCGAGTCCTACTACTTCAACACACATGTCTTTGGTGCAATGGTAGCATATCGGTCTCCAAAACCGCAGATAAAGGTTCGAATCCTTTAGGACGTGCATATAGGAAATATAAAATTTCCTTATTACGTTTATTATGTAAGGAGAGTTGTCAGAGTGGTCGATCGAGGTAGTCTTGAAAACTACTGCTTGTAACAGGGCCGGGGGTTCGAATCCCTCACTCTCCTCATAGGTTGATTAGAATGTATCCTTTAACTGTAGAAAGGGCGGGTACAATCGGTTAGAAATGCTGATCGTAAAAGTAGATGTCCACGCACCCATCTTCTACTTTCCTATATGGTCCTATCGACAAGCGGTTAAGTCACGTTCCTTTCACGGATGAGTCACGGGTTCGAATCCCGTTGGGACTACAAATATTTATAAATATGATAACAGCAATTATAATTTCCGCATCCGTTGCTTTCAGTTTAGGATGTATTTGTACTCTATTGGCATTTGATTGCCCTACTTGTCATTGCAAATCATGCAATGAATCATCAAAACAATTATTAAAGGGATAACTATTCTACTAAACGGATAGATCTTTATTTATATCTAATAAACTATTTTTGTCTAAATAACGGCGGTGAGAAATTGGTTGTTTAGTATTACTTACATCTTTATGTAATACTATTCCAAATAATGTGCTAATTAATAATGATATTGCTAATAAAGGCATTTTGATTTTTTATTTTGTTCATCTATACGTATATCACATTCTTACGAAAACGACAAAAAGCCATCACATTCGTTGAAAGATCCACACAGCACCTACTATACTCAACCACTACTTAATAACTTTATTATATTTATTGAGGAATTAACTAGTAAATATGAAACATATATTATTCTTTACACTCATGTTAGTGTCCCTAACGGGGTGGGCTCAAACGCCTAAGAAGATCTACATAGAGAATGTAGGAAATAAAATACAAATAGGTAAGCTAGCTGGAAATCGTAATCTAGCATTTGGAGTTAAAAACATATTGGATGAATCACTATCAGACAAATATGATTTAGTTCCTTCGGCAGAATCAGCCGATTATACTTTACAAGTAGATATTGTGTTTTTAGATGTTGAATCATCAAACGTGAGTATTGGCATCTTGCATCAAGACGAGCAAGCAGTAGTCATTAGTATGGCGGGACGATTACTAAAAGGCAATAAAGTTATCAAGCAAAAAACAGCAACAGAAAAGTCATCCGAGATATCGATGTCGACGTTAGTTATTTCTGAAGCAGGTGGTTTTAATCAAACATCGTTATCAAATGCGTTGAAAAAAGCATCAGTTTCATTAACAACTAAATTGTTTGACAAAATATGAAAAAATTATTAATCCTGTTATTCGTACTAATAGGTTTTACTTCATTTTCCCAATCCATTAAATTCAGACTTGCTAACACTAGAGTAACTACTGCTATTGACGGTACTACTATTGGTAGAGGTGATTTCTTTGATGTTATTGTTCAAGCCAATGGTAATGGCAATACTACTACTCGTCAAGTATTAATTGACTTGCAATATGACTTGACTAACTTTGAATTAACATCAGTTAATCATACAGGAACAGGTGGTAATGGCGGTATTTTACCTGGTGGATCGACTATTTCATTATCGTATTATGACTATCAGGGATACAATTTTAATCCAAATTCAAATAATACAACCTCAAACGGTACTACTAATTATCAACAGGCATCATATACTTATAATTCCAACTTATCAAGTAGTATCTTACGTACTACTATAACTTGGACTACTCCAAACGGAATGCCATACACAGGATATGATAGATTCGTTATATTCCGATTTAAAGTTAAACCTACATCAACTGCTACTACATTTAATCCAGTTAAATTAAACTTTGTGGCTGGATGGAATGCAAGTGGTATTCAAGATAATACATTCCAAGAAGCTCCACTATCATCTGAAGTTATGTTCGATCAAAATATCGGCAAATATGTAACAGCAAATGTAGATGTAAATTCAAACCTAATTTCATTATCTGATTTAAGAGTATCATTCAGAAACACAACAACAAATACAGGCCAATTATTTAACGTAACATCAACTGGTGCTGTAGATATTAATCAATCGTTACTTGCTGCAAATACAAAATATGAAGTAACAGTAATGCATGATATGGATAAAACAAATGCTATCTATAACTCAGCAATTACGTTATCTGATTTTACAACAGCACAAGGTGAATTTACATCAATGGGATTAGATGGTTCAAATGGACAAGTTCTAAAAACAGGTCAATCACTATATGCTGCTGACATTAATAGAAATAAAGTAATTGATGGTGGTGACTTACCTCGATTACTAGCTCAAGTAGTTGGTTTAGATACATTAATAACATTACCTCCAAATTATGTATCTCAAGGTGCAGGTACTTCATGGAGAAGCATCCCAACATGGAAAACAGTAGATGCAACAACTATTGGTGGTGAAGTTGAATGGGCATATGTAACTCCAGGTGCTTCAACTAGTACATTACGTATTGATATGAGAGAATTTCCACAAGGAACATCTCCAAACCAAATTAAATCAATCCAATTACTAGATATATATTCAGGTCCGATCCAATACGTAAGTCAAGATGCAGCATGGGCTGTATACTCTGTACCAAATCCATTATTAAAATCTAAAGATGGTACTTCAGTATTTAATTCATTTATTAGAAACATCAATAATGAAAACGTTGATTATTCATTAAGAGTTGAAGTAGCATTTGATACTAATCCTAAAACATCGTGGGGATCTATTACAGCTTCAAATTGGAAAGATATTACATTCCCGATAGTAGAATTTACTACTGGAACGTTAGGATCAAATCAAATATTGGATTTAAAATACTTACTATGGGGTGATGTAAACCGTTCTCACTCATCACAAGTTGTAGTAATTGAAAATGGAGCAAACGTAGTAGCAACAAACGCTAAAGCTAGCTTACTTACAAATACAGCATTCAGAACGATGAATAATACAGTAGCTGCTCCATCATCAATTGATGTTAACTTCGCAAACGTAACTGTAACATCAAATGATATAGTAATTCCGATTGCAGTAAATACAAACGGTGCTTCATTAGGTGGATTACAATTCCAATTCCAATTTGATCCAACAAAAATTAAATTTAATGAAGTAAAATCAGACTTACCAGCTAACTGGTATGTATTCGCGAATGCTAAATCTGGTATAATTAAGTTTGGTGCTTTAGATCAATCATTAAAAACACCAATAACAGCAAATTCAATACCATTTAAATTAAAATTTACTTCAATCGGTTCAGGAGTAGACATATTAACATCAGTTAGAGTATCGCCAATAATGGATGCTAACGATTCTAAAGGTAACCAGTTACAAATTAATTTAAATACAGATAAAATTAAATTAACAGGATACAATAACTTCTAATATGAAACGAATACTATTTTATACAGCATTATCATTATTAACATTAGCTGCTTGTACTAACTATGAGCAGGAAGTTATTTCACCTAAAATTGATTTAGGTGTAAAATCAACTTCAACTGCAATTAAGTCAATCAAACAGACTGAAAATACAGTAACAGCAGTTCTAGAAACTACTCCTGGAGCTAAGTATTCGATCCAAATTATTCCATTTGGAAACGAAATACCAGCTAAAAAGGAAGGATTCACAGCAACTGAATCATTAACGACAAAATATTTAAATTTGTCGGATTTACCAAAGAGAGACTACGACTTTATATTTATTGACGTAGACGGAAAAGAAGTAAAATATCCCTTAACAATAAAATAAATAAAACAATGTCAGAAGAAGCAGAAAACTCAGGTGGAGGCTCATTAAAAAGCATCCTAATCGGACTAGCAAGTACGATCGCTTTGGGAGTTGGTGGTTTTGTAACCAAGCAACTAACAGGTGAAGGTGACGAGCCAGCTCCACAAGCAACAACAGCAGCAGCTCCAGTAATTAACATTACTCAGCAGCAACAACAAGCAGCACCTAGTGGTGGTGGTAAAACAGTAATCATTAAGGAAAAGTCAGCAGCTCCAGCAGCAGCACCTGCTCCAAAGAAAAAAACAGAAAAAGAAGAGCTTGAAGAAGCTCCTAAATGGTAATCAAAAATGAAGTTATTTAAAGACGAAGAACCTATGGCAGAGCAAGCACCAACAGGATTTAAAGACCTATTAAATGCAATGATGAAACGCAGATGGTACATCACAGCATTAGTATTAGGTGGTTTTATGTTAATCATTGGTGGTATATTTGCTGCTGTATTACAGAACTCCCCAATAGCGGGTGAGTGGAAAGAATTGTTATTATTATTACTAGGTGCCTTTATTGGTTCATATGGTAAGATAATTGATTACTGGTTTTCAGATACGGACAAAGATAAGATGTTGGTTCAGAAAATGGATGAAGAAGATGGCGTTACATTAAGCAATACAGCTGATATGCCAGACAATCCAATCGTTCCAACTGATGTATCGCCTTTAGTATTACCTACTACAACACCTGAAACAACGGAAGCAAGCGCAGAAGTTAAAAAAGGAACTGAAATCGACGAAGATGGTGACGGCGTAATGGACGGCTTAGATTTCGATGGAGACGGCAAGATTGATGAATATTTTGCACACCGTCAATGCGAACACGTTTGGGGTGATGCAGATGGTGATGGTGAGGAAGAATGTCTAAAATGTGGTAAAATTAAAGATCCAGTAGCTCCAGAAGCAACTGATGATATAGATGGATAATAACAATGGAAAAGGTATATAAAATATATTCAAAACTGGTTTTAGCTTGGATTGCGGTTGCTTTCACTACCCAGATGTATTTTACATATTTACATTTTTCGGGTCAGGAGGAACAAGCAAACAAAATCGCTGCTAAAATCTCAAAACAACCGTGGTAAAATGGAAATATTAAAAAAATTTATGGATGGCTTTAAGTCATTAATGGCAGATGAAAAAGGTTCAGTATCATCAAAGCGATTTGTTGGTTTATTAGCAGCAATTTCTCTATGTGTTACAATGTATCATAACTCATTCTCAGAAGCTCATGTAGCGCCTTCAGATGCATTAGTAAATGCAGTAGCAATGCTTGCATTTGGTGCATTAGGTTTATCTTCAGTAGATAAATTCACAGGAATGAAAGACAAAGTAGCAAAAGCAACTAAACCTGCAGAAATAGAATCAGAAGGATAATATGAAGTATCTATTAGTTACATTCCTAACATTATTCAGCTTAACAGTATTCGGCCAAACGGTCGGATCTGTTAAGACTGAAGCATACGTGGCTGATTTCGAAAAGAAACAGTCAATCGCAGTAGTGTCTGATTATGAAGGACCTAAAATACCGATTCAATTATTGCAAATCGGTGTTACAGAAGATGTATTTGCTATGTATCCTGAATTAAAGGATAAACGCGTTGGGTTAGGTTTAACCAATATCGTTGTTGAATTTCTAGAGGAAACTAATCGTTTCACATTCACAGAAGATAAAGCCGAAATCAAGAACCGAATGGTAAAACAATTCCAAGCGTCTCAGTCAGGCATTACCGAAAATAAATTAGACGGTAGAGGTAAGATCAAATTAGCACAATACTTCGTATATGTAGAGATATATGACTTCTCAGTTTCTGAGGATGAACAATTAAAACTAAAAGATGGTGTTAAGCAAACTCAAACTACCAGATTGGGCTTACAAGTTAAGTTCGTTAACGCTGAAACTGCTGAGTATCTCACTGGTTCAGGCCTAGGTGAAGCAAGTACAGTTAAACAAGGCGCATTATCCGATTCATTTGATGAAATTAAATTCAATCAATCTACAATCGGTATCACGACTAAGAAAGCACTAGAAACAGCTGCTTCTCGAATCGTATCACGTATGATTAAAAAACAAGTATTCAAAAATTAATTTAATTAATTATGTTATTAAAATTAGGTTCAGAAGGAGATGACGTAAAAAAACTCCAAGAAAAATTAGGTGTAGATCCAATCGGTAAATTCGGTCCTAAAACTGATGCTGCTGTTAAAGCATGGCAAGCAATGAATGGCTTAACTGCTGATGGTATTGTAGGTGATGGTACTTGGTCTAAAATGTTTGGTGGTGTCACTTCAGCAGCTCCAGCTGCTCCAGTTGCTGCTGCTCCAATCGCAAATGCTGGTGCTTTAAAATTAGCTAATCTAAAAGGACATATTCCAGATGCAGTAATCGCAATGATTCCAGATACAGCAGCTAAATTCGGTATTAATACACCATTGCGTTTAGCCCACTTTCTAGCACAATGCGGTCACGAATCAGGTGGATTCCGTGCAACACAAGAAAACTTAAATTACTCAGCAAAAGGATTGAACGGTATCTTCCGTAAGTACTTTCCAACTGAAGCATCAGCTGCTGCTTATGCACGTCAACCAGCTAAAATTGCTTCAAAAGTATATGGCAATCGTATGGGTAATGGTCCTGAATCAACAGGTGAAGGATATAAATTCCGCGGACGTGGATATATTCAATTAACTGGTAAAGAAAACTATACTGCATTCGGTAAAGCAATTGGTGAGGATATTATATCAAATCCAGACGTAGTAGCATCTAAATATGCTCTATTATCTGCTGCTTGGTTCTTTAGCAAAAACGGATTACACAGAATGGCAGATGAAGGATCATCAGACCAAGTAGTAACTAAAATCACAAAACGTGTTAACGGTGGTACAATCGGTTTACCAGATCGTATCAAACACTTTAAAGAATACTACAAGCTATTAGCTTAGGTGAAATATGCAATATTATTCTTACTTTTAATCGTTTCATTCGTTGGTAGATCACAGTCTATCATACATACCTATTTTGACCCCTGCACGAAACAAATACTAACGTATGAAGTTCCGATCGGGGGTCAAATTTTTGTCGTTTACCGTTCAATGTCACAATCATTTACTTACGCTCAAGTAGCAAATGGTGACTTATCAAAATGGCTAAATCAAACAGCAAGTACTTACCCATGTAGAGTAAACGAAGTAGTTGCTCAAACACAAACACAAACAGTAGCAAATACAGTATCAGCCGTTGTAGCCCAAGCAGCAGCAGCAACTGCTGCCCAAACAGCAGCTCAAACTGCAGCCTCAACTGCTGCATCAACCGCAGCCTCTACAGCATCAAATACAGCAGCATCAACAGCATCATCGTCGGCTTCATCGAGTGCTTCATCAGCAGCAAGTGGTGCGGCCAGTGGAGCTGCTAGTGGAGCAAGCGGTGGAGCTACGTCGTCTTCAAGCAGCAGTTCATCAAGCAGTGGAGGTGGCGACGGTGGTGGAGGTGGCGGAGGCGGCGGGGGATCCTCGTCTGAATCTAAATCAGATAGTGGTGGTGGAGGCGAGTCTAAATCTGAAGGTGGAGGCGAGTCTAAGTCCGAATCTAAATCTGAATCCAAATCTGAAGAGAAAAAATCCGAATCAAAGTCTGAATCAAAAAAAGACGATAAGAAAAAAGACGAAAAGAAAGCACAGAAGGCAACTACAACAAACCCAATGATTGTATCTGGTGATTTGGCAGCAATGCAAAATGCAGATAATTCATTTACACCAGTATTAGGTATATCAGTGTCTAAATCATCATTGATGGGTAATGAATCGTGGGGTGCAACTTCGATGATATTCTTAAACTTTAAACAAGCCGCTATAACTGGTAAATACACTAAAATGTTTGCTACCGAAGGTAAAATATCACACGTTAAAAACTACTCTTTAACCTATGCTACTACGTTTACAGATCACTTAGTATTTCTTGGTTATACTTATATCGAATTATTAGATGAAATGGGAGTAATTGGTTCTAATACATCCGCTATATCTGCGTTTTTGGGCGATGGCTCGATAATGTTAGCACCATCATTTACTGTGTTTTATATGAAGCCGTTAAAAACAAAAACCAAAATTAAATTCACACCCGAAATATTTGCTTTAACGTCTCCGTTCTCGTACATGACTTCAACTAAAGATATATCAATAAACAGAGACTTATCAGTAATGTTAGGTAATTCGTTTGATATACCATTATCGAAACGTTTCCGAATTAACTTTAACATCAAGTCATCATTATCAACTAACCCATCATCTCCAGTATTGACGTTCTTTACTGTAGGCTCTAAGTTAAGCTTGTAAGGAATCTATTTCCTCACTATATTTATATCAAATAACAAATATGGAAGATCAAGAACAAGACAATAGAATTGACGTAATTACAGTAGACGTACCATTATTTATCCGCTTACTTGAGTTTGCACGTGAAGATTCAACTGACGATATGCAATTACATGATGTAGCTGAAAGACTAATTAAATTATGTCAAGACGGAGATATCATGACAATGGAACAATACGATGAAATCGTTGATTCTAAAGATCAAGTAGATACAAGTAACATGAACGCTGTCGAAGACGATATGCAAGAACAAAATAAAAATATGAATACAATTAATGAGCAACGCTGGTTAAAATTAGCAGGTATCATAAATGAAGAAGAGGATTACGGTGATGTATACGATCCAGACAACTATCCTGATGAAGATGGGGCTGTAGATTTTCAAAAAGAATATGGTCTTAGTATAGGAGACTTAGTAATTGTTCGTTCCCTAAATAAAGAACCGCAACGTGGAGAGATTATTGCTTTTGACGAATTAGTAGTAGTTAAATTAGATAACGGTCAGACAGTAGAAGTTTCTCCATACTCTGTAGAGAAAATGTCAGATTTCTTTAATTAAGATATCCCTATTAATAAGTAAAAATATGGAGAGACTTGTAAATCAAGTCTTTCCTAATTACATTCAGTTATAAATTTAAACAATAAGTTATGTGCGAAATCAGCAATTTAGAAATTACCAATTCAGGTAATGCAAATGGTATATCATTACATTTGCAACAAATCATCGAAACAGAAGGTAAGGAACGTTCCTTGACTGTAGAAGAAAAACAAGCAGTGATCACTAATGCAACTAAAGCATATGGTCAGTTCTTAGACGCATTAGGTGTTGATTGGCGTAATGATCCAAACTCATCTGATACTCCAAAACGCGTTGCTAAAGCATACGTTAATGATTTATGGAGAGGACGTTACGAGGTATTAGGTGATGTTACAGCATTTCCATCAGACGGCTATAATGGCATCGTATTAGAGCGCGATATTCCAGTAATTTCGATGTGTTCTCATCACCACCAAACGATCTTAGGTAAATGTCATATTGCATATGTACCTGGTCCTGAATCAAAAGTAATCGGTTTATCAAAATTAAATCGTGTAGTTGAGCATTTTGCTCGTAGAGGCGCTATTCAAGAACAATTAACTATGGCTATTCATAATGCTATGAATAATTTGATTGAAGGTAATGAAGGTATTATGGTAATGATGCACGCAACTCACAACTGTGTATCGTGTCGTGGAGTTAAGCATATGGGTGCTAGTATGGTTACATCAGAAGTATCAGGTGTATTTGCTGATCACCAAAAGACAGCTAAACAAGAAGTATTAGAAATGTTAAAATTAAACTTACAAGCATACAGTTAATATGGCAAATGGTTATAAATTACACTTCATCAATGAAGTAGAAAAATTCAATTTCCTATTCGGTAAACTGAATAATTACACTCCTACGATTCCAGAAAAAATGGAACGTGACTTTATCTATAACTTTATTTTAGAGGAATTAGACGAGTATAAAGCAGCAGCAGAAAAAGGAGATATCGTAGAGGTACTAGATGCATTTTGCGATATTATGTATGTATTATCAGCAGGTATTATGGCCTACGGTTTGAAAGACAAATTCGTAGATGCATACAATGAAGTACAAGAATCTAATTTATCTAAGTCGTGCTCAACTGAAGAGGAAGCAGACGCTACAGCTAAATTTAGAGCAGCAGCTTCGCAACGTCCATGTCATTTTGAAAAACGTGGAGATAAGTATGTAGTATACCGTTCTGAAGATCGTAAGGTACAAAAGTCATTATCATACTTTCCACCTAATTTAAGACAATTCTTTACCGATGAAGAAATCAGCAACATTAAAAAGTAGTCAAAGAGAATACATAGAAAATGATAAGGGATTGGAAATATTCACAATCCCTAATTTTCTAACTGATGAAGAATGTAATTACCTATGTGATTATATTGAAAATAATAATACCCGCTCTACAGTAGCTGGACAAGGGAATGTTAAATCTACTTATAATGAAGGAAGAACTAGCAACACTTCAGCATTAAATAATACTGATCCAACAGTCCAAATTATTGATAATAAAATGTATAATGAATTAGGTATTGATGGTTCCTATTCAGAAACTACCCAAGGTCAGATATACCAAGAAGGTCAGTATTTTAATTATCATAATGATTATTTTGATGGTGATTCATATACTAACCACTGCTTATCTAGTGGACAACGTACATGGACATTCATGGTTTATTTAAATGATGTTGAAGAAGGTGGAGAAACTGATTTTTTAGTTCTAAATACAAAAATAAAACCAATAAAAGGTACTGCAGTCGTTTGGAAAAATTCAGATGGAACAGGTACAGAAAACTCAGCAAGCCACCATTCAGGAACTCCTGTTATTAAAGGTAAAAAAATAATAATTACTAAATGGTTTCGTGAAAATGTGTATAATTCATCTGAAGATGAAAGATTGTCTGTAGAATATCATAAAACTCATAAAATGAATACTCAACATACGTTTAGTAATGCTGCACAACTTCCAAAATTAACTGAAAAAGGATTTAAAGTTGTTAAAGTACCAACCCAAACATGGAGATTAATTCAAGAAGCATATCAATTACTTCAAAATGTAAAAACAGAAGAAAATTGGAATGGTATTACTGAGTTTATTCATGATAAAGATGGTAATGCACCTGTAGAAATATTCAATATGGATTATTGCTTTAGAATTAAAGAAATTATCCAGGAGGAATTAAAATCAATTCATGAAGAATTCGCAGGACAACCCATTGAACCGTTTTGCATTTATGGTATTAGATCATACATGCGTGGAGCTATATTAGAAAATCACACTGATAGACCTCAGACCCACCATGTATCTTCAATTGTTATAGTTGACAAACAAGTTGATCAAGATTGGTCATTAGATTTTCAAGATCATGATGGTGAATGGCATAAAATATATGCTGAACCCGGCGATATGATTTTGTATGAATCAGCAATTTGTAAACATGGTCGACCAGATCCATTCGAGGGTGAATTTTATCGAAATATGTTTATACATTATAAATTATCTAATTACACTTATACAGGGCAATAGATGGATTACATAGTTGTAAGCACTAGTAAATGTGATTATCAAGCATGGCAATTAAAATTGCTGTATTGGTCGATTAAAAAATCAAAACAAAAAGGTAAATTAGTATTATTAGTATCATCTGATGAGTTACATGCTGGAGAAACTCCAGATTTTAGTTTCCCATCAGATGTTACTGTTATAGAGCAACCCGATTGGGCTTGGAAGTGGAAAACTGAAAACGATGATTGGTGGGGAGGAATTCCAAACAAATACAAAGCAGTAGAATGGTTATGTGATAATAACTACTTTAACGACGACGATAAATTACTATTTTTAGATCCTGACATGGTGTTTAAAACACCAATAGATGTTGATATTGCTGATAATCAGGTAATTGGTCAAAAATTTATACATTTTACTCACTTAGCAGATTGGAAACGCTACGATAGTAATGAAGGAATAATGTATCCGTTTGCTTTAAAATTTGCTACATTAAAAAAAATTAGTAGAGATTATACTAATTTCTGTGAGCAAATGCGAAAACAAACAGGAAAGTGGGAATCCGAAATGTGGGGTTTGGATTATGCTTTAAAAGAAAATAACATTGATATTAAATTAATTGAAGATTGGGGTACTTGTACTGAATGGAATCGATTTAATAATAGGGATATTATTGGTAATCTAATTCATTATCCTAATGAGATATTAAATGAAAATAATGATAGAATATTCTTTAAACAAGATTATACCTTTACTCCTAACCAAAAAATCTTATTAAATACAACCAAAAATAAACTAGATAATCTATTACTTACAGATGTAGATCAGCAACGTACTGATTATTTATATTATTTAAAATATAATTTTGATTCTATATTTAAATTCTATAATGGTTCTAAAGGGTATTTAATATTCAGACCTTGGCCTGGTGGATTCAACAACATCAGAATGTCAATGGAGATGGCAGTGTGTTTAGCTTATTTAACTAATAGGACATTAGTATTAACTCCAAAATATAGTATGTATCTGCTCGAAGGTGAATCAAGTATGGATACATTCTTTGATACTTCTGATTTAGGTATTAAATCAATCTCGTTTGATGAGTTTTGCTCTATAAAAAATATATCAAATAATTGGGATGGAGTTAGAACTATTAGTAAAGTATTGGATTACGATGCTGTAGCTAATGTAGTAAATTTTGAACGTGTTCCTCCCCCAAATAAATTCTTAAAAGGTAGAAACTATATCAATGACGAAGATTACTTTACAGATGAAGAATGTATATTCTTAGATGGTAATTTATTAGGTAGTAGTTACCAAGGAATTTACACTAGTTTAGATAATGAAATTAAAAAATTAGTATCTAAATATGTAAAATACAAACCAGAAATATTTGATTTAGCATGGCAATTTATAAATTATTTAGAAGATAAATCATACTACTCAGTTCATATTAGACGAAATGACTTCCAGTATAAAGATTTACATATTAGTTGTGAAGAAGTATTAGAAAATATTAAAGATGTAATTCCGTTTAGGTCTAAATTATATATTGCTACTGATCATAAAGATAGATCATTCTTTAATCCATTAGCTGAACATTATACTTTATCATTCTATGATGATATTCGTTCTAAAGTTAAAATATATGATGAGTTTGATGTAAATTATATCCCAATAATTGAACAATTAATTTGTACTCGTTCAATTAAATTTATAGGAAACAAATTATCAACGTTATCATCATACATTTATCGTTTAAGAGGATGCATGAATGATATTGAAGATAAAAATTATTATTTAAACACAGAAAAATTTAATTCTAAATTACAAGAAGTATTCTTTTCAGATAATGAATATATAGCTAACTGGGCTCGTGAATATCAAGATGCTTGGAATTACTATAAAGGTAGAGTATTTGTTTCTATTGCTAGTTATTGCGATAGTAGACTTATCGATACTTTAAAAAGTATATACTCAGAAGCGTGTGATGAAACTAGAGTATTCGTTGGTGTGCATCTCCAGGATACTCAAGAAGCATATAATGGTTTATTAACGTATAATTTCCCAAATCTACGAATTAAATTTACATTAAAAGAAAATGCTAAGGGAGTAGTATGGGCAAGAAATAAAATTAGAGAAGAATTATATCACGGCGAAGATTATTTCCTCCAAATTGACTCACATTCAAGAGTAAAAAAGAATTGGGATGCTATTTTGATTAATCAATATAATAGTATTGAACAACCAAAAGTTATAATCACTACTTACCCAAATCATTTTGATATGCCAGATCCAGAAAAGAAATATCTGAATCTACCATACAATACTCCACTAAAGATCAAACAGTTTATAATTCCTGAAGACCCAATAGATAATAGATGTAAAGCTGAAAATCTGGGTTCGCTTAAAGATTATGAAGTAAAAGAAACAAGATGGGCGGCTGCTGGATTTTTATTTACTCAAAAATGGTGGGTAGAAGAAGTAACAATGCCTGATGAAATGGCATTTATTGGTGAAGAAGATCACTTAACATTTTTAAGTTACTTAAAAGGATGGAACTTATATGTTCCCTCAGAAGCAACAGTATGGCACAACTATGAGTTCCGCTTATCCGAAAATGAACAACCATATAGAGAACATAACAATACTTATTTAATTAAAGATCGTTCAGTTGAATTAGTAAACGAAATGTTATTTAATTCAACTTATGAAAGAAACATACATCAGTTAGAAGAATATTTTAACTGGAAATTTAAACGCATATAAAATGATAGAACTTAATAATGTTACATTATGCACTGTAAGTAGTGTTCACATAGAACACCACATAAGAGCATTAAAATACTCTTCTCAATATTTTAAATTTGGACAAACTAAATTTATATCTGATAAAGAAATAAACGAACCGGGAATTGAATGGATCAAATGTGAAGAAATGACTAGCCAACATGATTACAGTTTCTTTATGGTAAACGAATTTCCTCAGTATATTGATACGGATTTCGTTCTAATAGTACAAGCCGATGGATTTATTATAAATCCTCATAAATGGACAGATGTATTTTTAGAATATGATTATATAGGTGCTCCATGGCCCGATGAACCTCAATGGGGATTTACAGGAGACACTAGAGTAGGGAATGGTGGGTTTACTTTACGATCTAAAAAATTAATTGATATGCCTTTAAAACTGAATCTCCCTAATAGAGACAAAGCAGTAGATAGATGGCATGAAGATGCTTATTATTGTATTGCTCAAAGAAAAAAACTACAAGAAAACGGATGTAAGTTTGCTCCGTTAGAAGTAGCAAAACACTTTTCACATGAAATACATGAGGTAGATTTAGAAGGTATTGAACCTTTTGGATTCCACAGTCGACCACGAAAAGAATTTTATGATTTTGAAAACGAACATTTAAGACGTGCCAAACTACGTCCTCACTATTATAACTACAATCTATGATTTTTGTAAGTATAGCGTCATATAGAGATAAAGAACTAATAAAAACAGTTAATAGTTGTTTATCTAAAGCTAAACACCCTGAAAACATCAGGATTGGAATTTGTTGGCAATACGATGATGAAGAAGATATCACGGCATTAGATAATATCCCTCAGGTTAAATCTCATAAAGTATATTGGGAAGATGTTAAAGGTAGTGTATGCTGGGCACGAAGTATAATTCAACAAGAATTTTTTAATGATGAGGAGTATTATTTTCAAATAGATTCACATACATTATTTACTCAAGATTGGGATGAAATCTTAATAAACATGTATAATGAATTACCAACCGATAAAGCAGTAATATCAGTTGGCCCTCCGTATTACTATGATTTAAATGCTGAAGGAGCTTTAGACCATTACGAATGGGATTCTGTAGGAGAAATGGATGGAGTTAAGTATGATAATGTTATTAAAAAACAAAAATTAGATAGTGCTGGTGGTCTTCACTTTATGTATGGATTTTTACCTGCTGAAGACATATCTAAACCAATTCTAGCAAGACATATAAGTGCTGCTTTATTATTTACTATTGGGCAATGGGTAAAAGATGTACCTTATGATTCAGATATATACTTTGCAGGAGAAGAACCAACATTAACTTTAAGAAGTTATACTAATGGATATGATATATATAACCCAAACAAATTTGTAATTTGGCATTTAAAATATCATTTTGATCGTAGAAAACGTCACTGGAATACATTTGATCAAGATACTATTAATGAAATGTCATCTATAAGTTGTCAAAAATACAATAAAGTAGTAGCAGGAGAAGATTTAGGATTGTTCGGATGTGGAAAAGAACGTAGTCTATTAGATTGGGAAATATATTCAGGAATATCATTTAAAGATATTGTTGCTCATCCCAATGCGTATAGAGGTATTACACCTGATCCAATTACTGTTACTGATTTAAATGAATGGGAATTAATAAAATTAAAACAAAATGACATTTAAAAATTTTTACGAAGAAGGACAATCAACATTTGTTTGGGATTGTGATAAAGGAACTAATCATTCATATATAGAATATTACTATGATCCCGAATTTTCTACAAAACGATCTAACGAATTAAATCTTTTAGAAATTGGAATATGGGAAGGTGGATCTTTAAAATTATGGAAAAGCTGGTTCATAAATGCTAATATAATTGGCATAGATGATAACAGTGGAATTTTTGGTAATTTAAGAAATACTAAATTCGATAAAATTCCAGGAGTTGAAATCATATGGGACGATGCTTATTCAGATAAAGTAGTAAATAAATTTAATGATAATTATTTTGATTATATTATAGATGATGGTCCTCATACTTTCGAATCCCATAAATTATGTATAGAAAAATGGTTACCTAAATTGAAAAAAGGGGGTAAATTAGTAATAGAAGATATATACTACCTTAGTGAAAAACCTACTCCATTAGTTGGAGAACAATTAACTTCATTGATAGATAATAACTTATATACTTCCCGTTTCTTTGATTTAAGATTAAAAAAAGGAAGAGGAGATGATATTATTTTAGAAATAACTAAAAAATTATAAATTATTTATGAAAATACTAGTTTGGGGAATAGAACCAGATATAAAAACAGCAGAAACCAAAGCAGAATATTTAATAAATACAGCTAAATACTTTAATATAGATATTGAGTTAATTGGAATAGGACATACATTTACTAACTTCACTAATAGATTATATATATTACAAGATTACTTAAAAACAGCTAATCCAGAAGAAATTATATTAGTAATGGATGGATATGATACCTTATTTAATAATAACTTAGAATATGCTCTAAATAAATTTCAAGAAAAAAATACAAAAATATTAGTATCATCTGAAAAAATTTACACATACCAATGGGGAGCATTTCAACATAAATTCGATAATATAGACTCAGATTACAGATACGTTAATGCTGGTACTTATATGGGGTATGCTAAAGATTTAAAATTAATGGTAGATGAACTATTCGAGATATATCAATTCCACCCAACAGATATAGATCAAGGATTACTTGGGATATGGGTATATAATAACTTTGAAGATAAGCAAAAAGTTCAATTAGATACTAATTGCGACGTGTTTTGGGTAACTAGTAAAGATTGGGATATTATTAAAGATGTTGCTGAAAGCGGAGATATAATTAACCCATTAACAAATACTAAATCTTTTATTATTCATAATACAGGAAATGGTGATCCTAACTTATATATGTCTTATAAAAAAACATATGATCGTATTTTAATCAATAATAAATGAATGATATAACACAACCTAAATTATGTTTTTACTACCAAGTATGGCATACTAATCAGTTATCTACTTTTGAAGCATTAAAACAATTACGATTAATTTATCCTACGGATGAATTAGTTCTAGTTATAGCCGGATTAAAAAGAAAAGATTTTGAAGAATATGATAAAAATTTTACGCAAATAATCAAACAACACTTTAATATAACTACAATAGATTATTTATATATTGATGACTATCCAACTATGAATAGAGGAGCATTATATGTTCCACCAACATCTATAATAAGAGATGAATATATAAAATTTGCCCATGTGTGGTTAGATCAATTTGTTTCCTTACCTTCTGATGATGTCGATATTATAATTAATGGATCTGATGATTGGGTCCCACTTAAAAAAATCCCTATTGATTTCGATGCCGATGTTTGTGGAAGAATTTCTAGTAAAGCCGATTGGATGAAAATGGATGAATTAGAAAAGTTTTTAAATATTGATAATGTATGTTGGATACAACATGGTCATTACATGAATTTAAAAAAACTAAGAAAAGTATATAATGAAGAAAATAAACAATTTATTGAAAATTTAGTTAAATCACTTTACCCTCCAGAACAATCTTTACTTTTAGATTATGTTCATGCCTTGTGGAATGCAATTGCTTTTGAAAATATGATACATGCTAATTATGTAGCCGAAATTTCCTCTAGTGAATCTGTTAATGATTTTAAAGATAAAAATTGGATTTCAATTCATGGTTCTAAAATTTTACATAATAAACCTATAAGTCAAGAAATGATAGACTTAAATATAATGCAAAAAATATGAAAAAAGTAGTAAGAACAAAAATAGGAGGTTATAGAGGTTTTCATTCAATGACTTTACAATTTCTTTCATTTGCTGTTGATATGAATAAAGATGAAAGATTAGTATTAGACCTATCAGACAACATGAATGCTTATCAAGACGATATAAATGATAAGAATACGTGGAATCAGTGGTTTATACAAGAAGATTGGAGCGAAGAGGATGTTACTCGAGATGTAGGTAGTGTGGAACATGGTTCCTCTATTGGGGGGTGGATATCAGATAAAAGTAGATTAATGTATAATAGTGTGATGAAAAAGCATTTAGTAGTACAAGATCACATTCTTAAAAAAATAGAAGATTTTAAATTATCTTATTTTCAAGGAAATAAAGTATTAGGAGTTCACATACGGGGAACTGATACTTTTAATGATGATACTCGTCCTAAATTATCATTTAATTATTATAAGCATAAAATAGATTTATATTTAGAAAAAGAAAAATTTGATAAAATATTTGTTTGTTCTGATCAAATTCATACTATTGAACGATTAAAAAGTATATATGGTGATAAATTAATTAATTACCCTATTTTGCCTTATTCCTCTGAAGGTCATGCTTATCATTACCATAACAAAAAAATGGAGAATGAAGGATATATTAGGGCAGAAGAAATTTTAATAGAATCTATATTACTAGCTCAAACAAATTTTCTTTTAAGAGCACAATCTGGAGTAACAGTTTACTCATTAATATATAATCCTGAATTAGAATTCTGCGATATAGATATTCCCTTTTTTAATATTAAAAAATACCTAGCAGAACCTCCAGATTATGTTCACAAATGTAAGTATGAAGATAATTTTGATGTTTATTATGAAGAAATAAAACAATTTACAGAAAAACTTCCTACTATAGAAGGAAAAGATAGAGTTAATTTTATACAATCTTATTTATAAAAAATAAAACTATGAAAAA